CTGGATGGAAGGATAGCCGAACGCCAAGCCTCCGAGCAGTATCGCCCACCGGTTTAAAAATTTGTTCGCAGTGATCTTGAATTTCACGTCGTTGCCACCAATCAATCCAGGAGGGTTCAGTGTAGCCCTGTAGCATTTCAGAGCCCAGTCGCACCATGCGTCGTTCAGCCGGCAGCGAAGCCACACGCTCAACCATGAGCCGAGCCGCACGGGCATTGTGATTCATGATGTCCCATTGGCGTTGTTCGGCTTCGTCCTTGTGCTCGCGCAGCCAGCGCATGGTGGTTGAACGCCCGTTAAGGTCCCGATCTTTTGCATTGACTTTCATGCCGCCGAATTCAGACGAGTCATTGAGCCACTTGCAACAAAAGCCAAATTTAGGTGTAGTCATGATGTAATTATACAACGTTATGAAAATTGTGTCAACACGTTGTCCAATTTATCAAACAGTAAATTTGGTAAATTTTTGAATATTTTTTCAATTTGATCTGGATGGTCCAAGATAACCCATTGAACTGTAGGGTTATCTTTTATAAGGTGTAATACATATTGCTTATAATTGTGCCATTTGTGTATGGCCAATTTGTCTGTGCCAAGATCTTTGGGTTGCAAGTCAAACCCTACCATCAATACAATATCGCTGTTGGCAGTTGACAAATGCATGCTTACAATGTCATCAGGGTGATCAACTGTTTCGTGAAAATCGCCCTGATACAATTGCACACCCAACGGACGGTTGATCGATTGGTAAATTGCAGCAGGAACATACAAGTTGCATCTTGTGTGAAAATTTCTGGACACTAGATCTTGTGCTTCTGATTCAGAGTGACAAACTACATTGTCAGTGGAATGACTTCGCCAGGTGCGCCAACCTCCCCACATGGGGCCCACTTGTTTTAGGCTTTCTAAATCTATTGCTGGATTTATAGTTGCAGCATCAGCGAGAACCCAGGATATCCTCATTCCACCGCCTTGATTATCTTCCATTTGAAGCCACCTAGACATTGCCAGGCAAATACCGGATTGTCAATAGTGGGATTGGCGTTAAACACAATATCTCCTTTGGTCCCTGAATAGTTTGGAACTTCATTGCCATGGCTGATCTTGTGCAGTCCAACTTGAATTTTTTTCACAGCAGTTAAACCAGCATCATCAATTTCAATAGCAGGAACTTTGTTGACACCAATTGCTAGGCCTTGTTTTCTAGTGGTTCCAATAAATCCAGTTTGGCTTTTGAACTTACCAGCAGAGATTGTGACTTCCTCATCCCATACACTCAATGCCATGTCGGGCTCTGAGGTGTTGATGCCAACTCGACGTTTGGCAACACTCATGGTTTCCCCAAGTGTTGCTTCACCTGTTACTGTTAATTTTTGCAAGGTGCCAACGGAGTTTAAACTGCTTTCAGTAATGCCCGAAGATAGTTTTCCATCTTTGATCAAGGGCTCGTTGTTGACTTTGATGTTGTCAAAATCAATGCCCTGATCTGTAATAGACTTTTTGACCTGCTCAACTAAAGTTTCTTTCCATTTGGCATCAAGTTTTTCAAATGCCTTTGTTCCAACAGCATTTGCCAATGCTTGCCAAGCAAAGTTGTCTGTGTTGATAGATCCTTTGACCACAAGGTCTTTGACAGTCAACGAATTCACAGCCGATATATCTGTTGCAGTAAAGTTATGCTCTACTACCACATGCTCGTCTAAAACTGTTAATTCTACTTCAGCTGAGTTGGTTTGTATTCCCTTAAAGATGTTTGTCTTTAAACTTGTTACTGCTTCGTCAACGCTTTGTTTTATAATAGGTCGAATATCAGTGCCCGACAAGCTGGCCAACACACGCTGAGTGGTTTGTTGTTTGATAGACGTTTCCATCTTTTCCAACCAAACAGGATCCAGAGTTAATTCTGCAATTGCTTGCTTGATTAAATCTTGAGTGCTGTTGTTGACGCTGTTGGTAATAAAATCATAGTCAATATACTGAGCTAGGCCTGGTATGTGCCCACTCTGGAACAGATCTTTTACTGAAGTCTTTACTGCATCAATCAGTTCAGGCATTGCTTCACTGTTGGCAAACTTTGCAACAATTCTGTCCTGTATAAATTTGATAGCATTCTTTTCTACTGCCTCAAGCCAGGCCTCAGACATGGTTTGCTGGATTTTATCAGCTACATCTTTTTTGACTTGTTGTTCGACTAATTTTTGTAGTGCTGCTGAATCAAGCATGGTCTCTCCATAAATCTAGTGTAACGCAATGAAACCCACCACCTAGTGTGCGACTATGTCTTAACCGTTGCGGAATCACTGTGAATTTGTAACTTTGTAATGTTTTGATCAGTTCAGGCTGATCTGCATCGCAAATTACTGTATGCGGGTCCACTACTAGCACGTTCAGTGCTATCCATTTTGATGCGTATGGGTATTCGTGAAATGCTTGTGCTACTACATCATTTATCCAAATCTTTTGCCAACCATCAAACACTCTTGGCACAGTGTCAAAATTTACACGACTGGCATTGAGCATGACCAAGCCTTCACGCAACGGCACAATAGTCGAGTCGATATGCACTCCAGCATAGAAATTACACAACTCAATTTTGACATTGGGAAATATATTGCACAACCATTCATAAGCCGCTCGATTACCCGATGCCGATTCTAAAAACAACATCTTGTCGCCCAAGCGACAAACATTAGCAGCATCTAACACCATGCCTTCGTTGCGTGGCATAAAGTGATAGTGAGTTGCTTCGTCTACCACGTCGTGATAGGATTGCAATTCCATGTCTCTGCAGGGATACATCATTGCAGGATTCACAATAGTGTCGCCATAAACAAGCAAACGATCACGAGGGCAATAGTTATACATACCGTCGTGAACTTGGAAGTTGAGTGTATCTGGGCGCACAACTTCTACGCCAAGATCTTTGAGGGTGTTAGCAAGACTATCCAAGTCTTCGTTTGCTTCATCGATGATTCTTTGTGGCACCGGGCCCTTGGGAACTGGTGTCTCGGTCCAGGTTGTTTTTTCCGACTCTCGAGAAAATACTGGGTCCATAACGGGCCAGTTTGCATGAGTAGCATCTCCTACTACAATGCGTTTGAGTGGTGACCACTCGTTGTAACTTGATATCATAAGTGGCCTGTTATCTGTAAAGTATATCTATCTTGTAAGCCGATGTTAGCTGCCATGTGCGGCGAGTCGTGTGCCCATTCAACTGTGTCGCCAGCTGTCCAATTTACATAAGGTTTGCCTTCTACTTCTAGATAGTGTCCGGATTTCCAGTCTTCCAACAACACTAGAGCTCGGCGTATGGTGTGTTCTTTACCCTGGAGATTGAACAACTCAATGTATCTTTTGTAAAGATCTGCATGCACCGGAATCACAGTGCCAGTCTTCATTCGATAAAAAGCAACACCAACATCTTTCCAACCCTGCTGACTGTATATGTCTATAAACTTGTTGGCCCAGGCAGGCAAACGATGACGCATGTCGCAAAGGTCACCACAAATTTTATCGTGATAACCTTGGCTGATCCATAAGTTCACACTGTCTGGATCATTGAAAGGTTCTTGAATGTAGTCTAGTGTTTTAAACTCATCATCCCAGAATCGATCAATGTGATATTTAATTGGGGCGTGTGTTGCCATAGTGAACAACTTCAATCTTGTCAGTTGATTTGAGTTTGCGCCATGGATCAACAATAATTGAGCTGTCAGGAATGGCACAATATGGTTGTGTCTTGCTTTGCTCGCCAGTATATTCGTATGTGATTTGGCGGTCATGTGCCCACAAAATAATACTTGGATTATCGATAGTGGCAACAACTTTGTCTTGATTATCAGCCAGCGGATCAATATAAACAACACTCTTGCCTTCTTGTTCAATGTAGTGACCAACAAGAGTCGAGTATGAACCGATACAGTATTCCACATCAGGCTTGTAGGCTTTACCATGGATCACAATAGGCATGTTGTCATGCATTACTGATAGATCCAACAAGAACATGGCCAAGTTCTTGGCTTGAATTTCACGAGCATGCATCACTGTGTCAAACAAGTCATAACCAATGTTGTATTCCTTGGCCAACCAGCGCAGAGCAATGTTGTCACGTGGATGGCAAGCACCTGCATCACCCATGCCTGCTGTCATGTATTTGGGTCCCATGATACGCATGGTGCTTCGTGCCAAGGCACTGGTAACCACATCGACATTGATGTTGCCAATACGCAATGCAAAGTCTTGGATCATGTTAACCAGGCCAACTTTGGCTGAAATAAATGTGTTGTAGAAGATTTTGATAGCTTCGCATTCGTCCCAGGTGCCAATTTCGTAACGAGGATTGTTTTGCATAACAGTATCATACAATGCACGAAGTTCGCCGGCTAGTGCATTTGGATTGCCATCTTCGGTGCCAATCATGATCATTTCTGGATTGACCATGTCCCATTTGACTGATCCCATGGCAATCAAATATGGGTTGTATAGGAATTGATGTTTCTTGTCCAACAGTGGATAAAAGTGTTTGCGAGTTGTGCCAGGTAGCACAGTTGAAATTAACACAACTTTTTTGGACTCCTTGGCATACTGATTGATATTGTTGATGGCATCAATAACAGCATCACGTCCAAAGTCCCGTGGTTCCATGTGCGAGCTTGGCACTGATCCATCGTAACCTTCTGCATGTGGAGTTGGCACAGCAATAAAAATCCATTCGCTTTGATTGACAAGCTCTTCGATCCCGCAAACTTTTACAGAGTCGCTTGTGCGTGGGTAGATATCGTAACCCCATACTTCGTGTTTTTCTGCCATTACTTCGGCGCAATCAAGACCGAGTTTTCCAATTCCAATAAAACCAATTTTTGACATGTTATGAGTGTTCCTTTAGATCGTCGTAAATGTCGCTATCCTAGATAGCGACAATGATATTATAATTTATCGTTAACCTGCACTGTGGTCAAAAAAACCAGCAGTTGGTATGTGTTCAATCAACTTCTGCAGGATTCTTTAAAATAATCCACCAGTCGCTGCCAAGATCTTGGTGTTTGTTTTCCGCAATTCGTTGTGCAATAGTATCATAAAAGGTGTCAAGTTCGTGATTCCAGAATCCTGACAGATGTTCCAATGCCTGCTCGCAATAGTTCCAATCGCATTTGCGATAATTTTCCAACAGGTTGGCATGCAAACTTTTCATACTTTCAATCTTGGGCATCTCCAAAATAGGGATGCTGCCAACTGCACAAAATGCAGTCACAATTTGATCGCCGATCTTGAATGTGTCTAATTCAAGAATTGTGTATTTGTCTTGCATAGCATCGGCTTGTTCTCTTCCAAAAATTATGTTCATCTCTTAATCCTTTTAAATATGTATCATGGAATTTACTTTTGATTTAATTTCTGACTTACATGTCGAAACCTGGGATAAATTTGACTGGACTGGCCAAGCCACTAGTCCTTTTTGTGTCATTGCCGGTGACGTAAGTCAAGATAGAAAACGATTGACAGAGACCCTAAAGCATTTGGGTAACTGTTATCAAGGTGTGTTTTACATCGACGGCAACGACGAGCATAGAGACAATTTAGAAAATATAGGACAAAGTTACAAAGAACTTAGTCACTATGTTGATAAGTTTAAAAATGTAGTGTTTATGCAAGACAATGTTGTAGTAATCAATGGTGTTGCATTTTTGGCCGCCAACGGTTGGTATAGTTTTGATCTTGACCCCAATGTAGATTATGTCGAGAGCGTTGACTGGTTTACCTCTAGATACGGGGTCAGTTCATTGGTTGCTCCTGTTGTTTCTAACATGGCAATCACAGATGCAGCATATCTAAAAAACAGTGTTCGCAAATTACAAATGCACAGAGATGTCAAAGCTATTGTAATGGTCACACATACTGTGCCTGACTACAGATTGGTATCACATGATCTAGAGTTAGAGAATCATTACAGAATGAATACTACTGGAAATCCTCATTTGCGAATTGCACTAAAGGAAGACTCAGAACACAAAATCAAGGCCTGGTGTTTTGGACACTATCACAGATCAGTTGATCGCACAATAGATGGTATCCGTTATGTAAACAACTGCAAAGGTAGAGGTAATACACCTTGGAGCCAATCGGTGTATTACCCCAAAAGAATCACAATAGAATTTTAAATACTGTCAGGTCTGATTTCAATTTGCAAGGGATAGTTTTGTTTTCTTGCACTATGTAAAACTTCGTGACCTTTTTGTTCTGCAATTTCAAACGGTAATACTGCAACAGTGGCTTGACCACCTGTGTGAATGTCTTCGGTAATTTTAATCGCAGTTTCGGTATTGTAATCAAAGAATTCAATCAAACTCTCAACTACAAATTCCATGGTAGTTTGGTTGTCGTTTAAGTAAATGACCTTGAACATCGAGGGTTCTTTGATTGACTCGTTAATTTTAATTTTTGTTGCGACGTCAGCTTGCGACATATCCAATCCTTAAAGATATATTTATAAAGCAGTGGGAGATTGCCTCCCACTGTGGTTACACTATATTATATTACTTGTTGTAGGTAATCGCAATAGACTTTGGCTTCTTCTCTTCGGGAACAATGCGTTCCAAACGAATTGACAAAATACCATTGATCATTTCTGCGCTGCCCACTTCAATGTATTCAGCCAGGGTAAATGTGCGTTCAAAATCACGCATGCTAATACCGTGAACTAGATATTCTCCTTCGGTGTCGCGGGCAGTGCTACCGTTGACAGTGAGGACATTTTTTTCCAATCGAATGTCAATTTCGCCTTCGGCAAAACCAGCCACTGCAAGGTCAATTACAAATTGATCTTCGCTGAGTTTGCGAACGTTGTGTGGAGGATAGTTGGTTTGTTGTTGAGACGTTACGCGAAGCAACTCGTCAAACATATTGTCAAACCCGATACCAAACTTGTGAAGTTGTGGAATATCAAAAGAACGCAAGGTTAAAGTTTTAGAATTTGTCATTTTTTTCTCCTTATAGCAAGATATGACTATGTATGTAGACCCGACCATCGGCATCTACATACATATTTATGACCTTGTTAGGTCATCACATGCCCATCATTCCCATTGGGGGCATGCCTGGTGCAGCATCACCCTTGGACGGAATCTCTGCAATAGAGCAATCCGTAGTAAGGATCAAGCCTGCAATCGATGCAGCATTCATCAATGCTGTTTTTGTTACTTTGGTTGGGTCAATAACACCTGCATCCACCATGTCTCCATAAGTGTGATTTCCTGCGTTATACCCATAGTTGCCTGTGTTGGATGCAATTTGATTGATTACAACATCGGCTGAGTCACCGGCATTGCTAGCAATACAACGGGCTGGCTCATCTAATGCACGTAGCAAAATATTCCAACCTGCAAACTGGTCATCGTTGACTGGGCGATTGGTTGCAGCCTGAAGAGCTTGACGGGCACGAATCAACGCAACACCGCCGCCTGCCACAATACCTTCTTCTACAGCAGCACGAGTAGCATGAAGTGCATCGTCAATACGATCTTTCTTTTCTTTCATTTCTACTTCTGTGGCAGCACCAACACGGATAACTGCAACACCGCCTGCTAGTTTGGCCAGTCGTTCTTGTAGTTTTTCACGGTCATAATCGCTAGTGGCTTGGTCTGCTTGCGAACGAATCACTTTGACACGAGCTTGAATTGCTTCAGATTGTCCTGCACCATTGATGATGATGGTATTTTCTTTATCAATCTCAACACGGCCTGCCATACCAAGATGTTCAACCGAGGCCTTTTCAAGACTTAATCCAACTTCGTCGGCAATAACAGTGGCACCTGTCAAGATAGCAATATCTTCAAGCATTGCTTTTTTGCGATCGCCAAAACCTGGTGCTTTGACTGCACAGGTGCGCAAGATACCACGCATGTTGTTCACAACCAATGTGGCCAATGCTTCGCCTTCGACATCTTCGGCAATGATCAACAGCGGCTTGCCTGCTTTGGCTGCGCCTTCCAGCACTGGCAACAATTCACGAATGTTTGAGATCTTTTTGTCTACCAGCAAGATGAATGGGTTTTCGAGTTCGGCAACTTGTCTGTCTTGATTGGTAATAAAAAATGGGCTCAAGTATCCACGATCAAACTGCATGCCTTCCACAACATCCAGCTCGTCCTGCAGACCTTTGCCATCTTCCACAGTGATCACACCTTCTTTGCCCACACGCTCCATTGCTTGTGCAATAATTTCCCCAATGGTAGGATCATTGTTGGCCGACACAGTGCCAACTTGTGCAATCTCCTTGGTTGTGTTACAAGGTTTGGAAATATTATCCAGTTCTGCTACTGCGGCAGCAACGGCTTGATCAATACCGCGCTTTAGGTCCATGGGATTGTGGCCTGCGGTTACATACTTCATGCCTTCTTTCACAATGCTCTGTGCCAGCACAGTGGCAGTGGTAGTGCCATCGCCTGCTCGGTCAGCAGTTTTGCTGGCCACTTCCTTGACCATCTGCGCACCCATGTTTTGAAGTCGATCTTCAAGAGTGATTTCTTTGGCCACTGTTACACCGTCTTTGGTCACATGAGGTGCACCAAAACTGCGTTCAATAACAACATTGCGACCTTTTGGACCCAGTGTTACTTTTACTGCGTTGGCCAAAATGTCCACGCCTTCTACCAACTTCTTGCGACCTTCGTCGCCAAATACTACTTGTTTTGCTGCCATATATTACTCCTCAATAACTGCCATTACATCATCCTCAATGAGGATCAAAAACTCTTCACCGTTTACTTTGACATTTTGCCCAGCATGTTTGCCAAACAATACAATGTCTTGTTGTTTAACTTCCATTGGAACAACAGTTCCTGCTTCAGTTAAACGTCCTGTTCCAACCGCAACAACTCGGCCTTTGTTGGGTTTTTCTGCGGCTGCATCTGGGATCACAATACCGCCTGCACTGACAGTATCAGCGTCTAGCACTTTTACCACAATGCGGTCACGATGTGGACGAATTTTCATAGGTTCTCCTTTTAAAGCGAAAATAGCGAAACATCCTACATTACGTAGGATAACTTAATAAGTGGATTAATGATTGAGCGAGTGCTCGTGTTGATTGATCATTGTTCTCTCCTAAAAAGCAAAAGAATTGTGTAGCCCGTGATTGGCACTACAATTTTTATTTATTATAGCACAGAATCAAATGAAGTTTTATTGTTTAGGTCAGATACAATGCGCCATCTGCTCAAAGCAGGGTATTTTCTTTCCGGATTCCATGTCATGGCAAAAAACGCATAGTGGGCGTCATCATCAAATGTTATGCGTTTAAAATACTTGACGTTTTTTACATTGTAGGGAATATCATAGCGATCGCTCCAGGCATGCAATTCGCTGTTGATTATGTGATTTGCATGGGCCGCAGCCTGACCAGCCGCCCCAGTGGGAAGGCTGAATTCAATATACATTAGTAGAGTTTTTTGGGTAGCTGTTGGCTGGCCATTTTTTTATTCCAGCGATTGGCCGCCGCTGACTTTTTGCGTTTTCTTGCTGTGGTTGGTTTTTCGTAAAACTCACGGTCACGCAAATTGTTGAGAAGACCGGAATCCATGACCTTCTTTTTAAACTTACGCAATGCTCTGTCGACATTGTCGTCTTTAACTAATACTGCTAGTCCTCGTAACTTCATAGATCTCCTAAAAACTATGTAGTTTATTTATTAGGATTGTTTGGTCTGGAAACGATGTTGAATTTGTTCAATTTCTGCTTCAGTCAACAAGTCTGGGTCGTATTCTCCAGAATCAACTTTGTCAATCAAATGATCAATGTATGCAGTATCGTAGCTGTATTGATCGCTCAAATTCTTGTCGATTTCAATCCAGGATTTGCCATTGTATTTGTATAAGGCACTGGGCAAACGATCAACACGCAAATACATATCGCCCTTGGTTGGATCAGTGGGCCACTGAGTGCCAAATCCACGCATTACACCATGCGGTAGATCGTTATCAGCTTCTAGGCCAATGGCATAAGCTGCATCTTCCCAGGGCAATTTGTCTATTTTGCCATCGTTGTATAACGAGCGTTGGTGCTTGATTGTATCATCGGGGTTGGCAGTTTTCCAAGCACGAATTGCTGCCTTCTCGGCATCTTCTTCCTCTGTGGAAGTTAGATAATTACCGGGACGCTCAACATCTTTGATGTCCGTTGACTCTTTGACTTCTTCTGGCTTGTAAACCATGGGCTCAAGGTCTTTGAAGTGCGGGAACCCTGAGGTAAGATACGGATGCTGTTCTAGCAGACTTTTTTCCGGTTCGGGTTCGGGCACAGCAGTTTCATCATAGTCCTGAGGATGCTCTCCAGGATCTCTAAATCTCCTGGGCGCAGGTCGGGCTGGTTCCGCGACAGGTTCCTGTGGCTCAGGTTTTACTGCCACTTCAGCAGCCATCTGATTGATTTGATCCAGTTGATCTTGCGACAATG